GGTAATAGCGACCGCGATGAAAAAGCAGAGAGAGCAATTTCTGGACCTGATCTTTTGGGGTTTACATCGCGCCCCGAAAGTGGCAGAATTGCGCGGACATAATTAGGGTAATTGCAAAATAATATTTTTGGGAAATTTACAGACCTGATGGAACAGCCACATAAAAAGAACTCAACGGGCGGTGTTGTCATTGGTTCGACATACGACGAGGCCCGCACCCGCAAGCTAAGCGCCGAAGCTGAGATCGCCGAACTCGAACTGGCGAAGATACGCGGTACGCTGTGCATGACGGAAGATGTCGTCAAGGCATGGGAAAGTGTGCTTCATGCGTGCAAGGCCAAGTTCCTGTCGCTGCCGACCAAGGTTGCACCTGTCGTGGCGAACGAGAGCGATACGGCGAAGGTGAAAAACGTTATTGAGCAGGCTATCCGCGAGGCTCTGACCGAATTGGCGAACTACCAGCCGGAGATTGACCCCGTTCGGACAGGTGGCGGCGCTGTCGAAAGTGAGCCTGATGTTGAGGGTGAAGCGCCTAAGCCAAAGCGCCGGGTGGGTCGCCCCAAGAAGGGTCGGACGATTATCGTATGATCGAACAAGCCACCAGACAGCAAGCCTTGGAACACATGGCGAAGGCCATGCAGCAACTGACGCCACCTCCGCACTTGAGCATATCGCAATGGGCTGACCTTGAGCGCAGGCTTGATAGCCAGTCATCGGCTGAGCCGGGGCGCTGGTACACATCCCGTGCAGAATATCAACGTGGTATCATGGATGCCTGCTCTGACCCTACCGTCAAAGAGGTGGTCGTTATGTGCGGCTCACAGTCCGGCAAATCGGAAGCCATCCTTAATACAGTTGGCTACCACATGCACCACGACCCTTGCCCAATCCTAGTCCTACAACCCACCGTGGATATGGCAAGTGCGTTCTCGAAAGATAGAATTACAGCAGGTTTAATCCGTCCAACCCCGTCCCTCCAAGGACTTGTCAAAGACAGTAAGGCTAAAGATGCAAACAACACTACGCTTCATAAAGTTTTTCCCGGTGGCGCTCTTTCTCTTGTCGGCGCTAATTCTCCTAGTTCCCTTGCTTCTCGTCCGATTCGCGTTGTTCTGTGTGATGAGGTCGATAGATACCCTGCTTCTGCTGGTGAGGAGGGCGATCCTATCTCTCTTGCCAAACGAAGAGCCGCAACATTCTGGAACAGGAAGGTCGTTCTAGTATCGACACCCACTAATCGCGGGGCCAGCCGCATTGAGTCCGCGTATGAGGAAACCGACCAGCGCAAGTTCATGGTCCCGTGTCCTCATTGCGACCATGTGCAGATTATGCTTTGGCGCAATGTGCAATGGGAGGACTCGAACCCCAAGACCGCACGCTATTATTGCGAAGAGTGTGGGGCTGGTTGGAACGAGCCTGAGCGCCACCAAGCTGTGTCCAAGGGCAATTGGGTCGCAACAAAGCCATTCAACGGCGTTGCGGGCTTCTGGTTCAACGCGCTTTACTCGCCGTGGGTTGACTTGGTCGATACGGTTGAGGAGTTCTTGGCCGCACGCAAAGACCCTATGCGGCTAAAGACGTTCACCAATACGATATTGGCCGAAACTTGGGAAGACCAAGGCGAGGGCATTGATGATTATGCCGTGTCCAAGCGCAAAGAGGATTATGAAGGCGTCCCTGACGACGTAGTTGTCCTCACCTGTGGCGTTGACGTCCAAGATGACCGTCTGGAAGTCGAGATTGTCGGCTGGGGTGCAGGCGAAGAGAGTTGGCAGATTGAATATCACGTTCTGTACGGCGACCCATCGACCCCTGCGCTCTGGGCCAAGCTGGACGAGGTGCTCCTAGCCACATACGAACACCCAAGCGGTGAGCCAATGCTTATCCGCGCAACTTGTATCGACTCCGGCGGTCACCATACCCGTGCTGTGTACAACTACGCCAAGACGCGGGCAGGGCACAGGGTGTTCGCGATCAAGGGTGTCGGCGGTGAGGGTAAGCCCATCGTTGGACGACCATCGCGGAACAACATTGGCAAGATACCGTTATACCCAATTGGCGTTGATACGGCGAAAGAAGTGCATTATTCGCGCCTGCGCATCGAAGAGCCTGGTGGTGGCTATTGTCACTTCCAAGCCAAGCGCGATGACGAATATTTCCGCCAGCTAACGGCTGAAAAGCAAGTTATCCGCTACCATAAGGGCTATCCTGCACGGACTTGGATCAAAACGCGCACTCGAAATGAGGCGCTCGACGTTCGGGTTTATGCGATTGCCGCTTTCCATATCTTGAATATTAATATAGATAGCATAGTCAAGCGGTTTCATGCTACTATAAACCGTAAAGCGGAAGCCTTGTCTGGGCATGAGGAGGTGAAGCCACATCCACTGGCCACGAAAAAGGGGCCAAAACGGGGTGGTTTTGCGAACAACTGGCGTTGAGGTATAATGGCAAATCTTTTTGACGAGAGCAATGCACCGGAAGGGGAACCCACAAAGATTGTCGTTGGCGACTTTCTTCAGTGGAAAAAGACGTCCCTAGCCGCAACTTATCCGCCCGCAACGCACTCTGCTGAGTATGTTGCCCGTGTTGCCGCAGGGGCATCGGCTGAATTCAAGGTTGCGGCCACTGAGCGCACAGATTATTATCTGTTCCAAGCGGCCAGCACAACGACATCCGCGTTTGAAGTTGGCTTTTACCACTGGCAGCTTGAGATCACACAGACATCCAGCGGCAATCGCATTGTCGTTGAGACTGGTGAGTTTGAGATCATTGGCGATCTTGACAATAACGGCGCTGACCCTCGCACCCACGCTGAAATCATGCTGGACAAGATAGAAGGTCTGCTTGTTGGCCGTGCGGACAAGGACGTTTCGTCCTACTCTATTCAAGGTCGCTCCATCTCCAAGATGACCATCTCGGATTTGCTGTTGTGGCGCGATTATTATCGCAAAGAAGTCACTAAAGAGCGCCGCGACAACGCAATAGCGGCGGGCAAAACTACTAAAACCACTATGAAGGTTCGATTCCTATGAGTTTCTGGCGCGAAGCATTTGGCTTGCCTGAGAAATCAAGCAAAGTCTCCAAAAGGTCTTATCATGCTGCGAACACGGGGCGTTTGTTTGCCGACTTCATGGCATCCAGCCGTAGTCCGGACAGCGAGTTAAAGTCTGACCTTGTCACAATGCGTAACCGCGCACGTGCGCTGTCGCGTGATGACACATACGTAAAGCGTTATTTGACCCTGCTCAAGACCAACGTGGTTGGCGAAAAGGGCATGACGCTACAGGTCAAGGCGCGTAATACGAACAATTCACTGGACGTTATCGGCAACCAGATCATCGAAGACGCTTGGTCCATGTTCTGCATGAAGGGCAACTGCACGGCAGATGGTCGCCTAAGCTGGGTTGACTTGCAGAAATATGTCATTGAGTCCACCGCACGTGACGGTGAGGCGTTCATCCAAATAGTCCCCAACCGCAATTTCGTGCATGGCATTGCCTTCCACCCCTTTGAAGCTGATCTCATTGACGAGCAGAAGAACGAGCGGGCCAAGAACGGCAATGAAATCCGCATGGGTATTGAAATCGATTCGTACCAGCGCCCAGTTGCTTACTGGGTAAAGAAGCGTCACCCCGGAGACCTTGATTACGCGGCGATAAGCGTCAACGTGTCTCAGCGCATTGAAGCAAAGAACATTATCCACGTTTACGATCCGCTTCGCGCAGGACAGACACGCGGTGAGCCTTGGATGGCCCCCGTCATTGCCCAGTTGAAGATGCTCAACGCTCACCGTGAGGCTGAGTTGGTCGCTTCGCGTATGGCGGCCTCGAAGATGGGCTTCTTTACGTCGGATAGCGGCGAAGATGCGCCTGCGGACGATTACGACAATGGCGTTCCGATCATTGACGCAGAACCCGGCACATTCCACCAGTTGCCAAACGGCGTTGACTTCAAACCATTCGACCCAACGCACCCTGCGACGGCGTTCGCTGAGTTCCAGAAGGGTGTATTGCGCGGGATTTCGTCCGGCCTTGGCGTTTCCTATGCCTCGTTGTCGAACGACCTTGAGGGTACATCGTACAGTTCCATTCGCCAAGGTGCACTGGAAGAGCGCGATGCGTATAAGATGATGCAGCAATTCCTGATGGAGCATTTCGTTGTGCCGGCTTATTCAGCATGGCTGATGCACGTTATGGAGTTCGGTTACGTCTCAATTCCAGCGACCCGCTTCCCCAAATTTTTCGCAGCAAGCCAGTTCCGCGCACGCGGTTGGCAGTGGGTCGATCCGCAGAAGGAAATTAACGCTGCGGTTACTGCCATGCACAACGGTATATTGTCGCCACAGGACGTCTCCAGCCAATATGGTAAGGACCTCGACGAAACGTTTGCCCAGTGGCAGCGTGACAAGGAGACTGCCGAACAATATGGCCTTGAGTTGGCGTTCTTGCCGTTCGGCGGCAATGCTGCGACCAAGGGTGTTGAGACCCCAGACAATAACGACGCGGACGACGAGGCTTAGACATGTCCCTAGACAAAAGCACAAGGTCGGCGGCACTCATTGCACTGGCTAAATCCAGCAGCGCATTGCAGCGCATTGATGAACTAGAGGGCGTCGCCAGCAGCCAATATTTTGTTTTTGTGGACAGCAAGGCGGATTTGCCAACTGCTTCCGGCGGTGTGATTACGCTTTTGGCTAACTACACATATTACTTCACGACCACTGTCGATCTGACAGGTGACCGTCTTGTCGGTGGGCAAAATACCACAATCTTGGGCGGCTCATCGGAAAACTGCCGCATCAAGTCCACAGGGCTTACGGGAACTGCGCTCATTACGTCTGCATATTCGCTGCCGATGCGTAATATCACCATTGAGGCTGCTATCGCTCTGAACCTTAACGGCTCAGGCACATCGACAGCGGCGCTTGATTGGGCTGGGGTCAACTTTACCGATTGCGCTACCGTTGGGACAATCGCCAACTACTCCAACTTCATTATGACCGACTGCGCCTTGTTAAGCAGCGCCAAGATGACATTTGACGGGACGATTGGAACAATCGGCTTCAATCAGTGTTTGTTTAGCGGCGTTGCGTCTCAGAAGTCTGTGATCGTGGCGTCAACTTGCACCATTACGCGTCGTTTCCGAATGACCTATAGCGCGGTGTCAACGCCATCGGGCGGAACGGGTATTGACTTTAGCACCAGTGCGAGTGTGCCGGTTGAGGGATATATCCTTGACACCGTGAACTTTTCAGGTGCGGGCACAGCGACAACTGGCGTGACGTATCTGGATAACAAGTCGTTATTCACAAACTGTAAGGGTATCAAGAACAGTTCCGCGATCACAAATTACTATATGAGCGACAATGCTACCATCACGGATGTTGTGACTGTGGCCGTCCCGCTTAAGATTGCTGGGACCACAGCTTCAAGCGCCATTACACAAAAGTTCTCGCTAACAAGCAATCGCGCAACGTATACGGGCGGCATTACGCGTGACTTCAAGGTTACGGCGGTTGCAAGCCTTACCGCCTCGGCCCAGAACCTTCAAATAGGCTTCTATGTGGCTAAGAACGGCACGGTTCTTGACGAGTCGGAGATGTACGTTACGACAAACGCGTCTGCACGTGCGGAATCGGTCGCAATCCAGACGATCACGGAACTTGCCACCAACGACTATGTCGAGATATTCGTTGAGAACGACACGAGCAACACTGACGTGACGGTCACATTTCTCAACGTAATTGTTGAACCACTGAACTAGGGAACTTGCAATGGGATCGCAAACTTTCGATATTTCGTCAGCCACAGGCGGTGGAGCAGAGGCGCAGAACAGCAGCACTCTGACCCTAGCCGCTGGTGAGATTGTCCGTGTTCGCTTTACGCAGATTGACGGCTCGGCCAGGGCGTATCTTGGCGTTACGCGCAACACGGTGACGACCTACAGCCCCATTTTCGACAGCCGCACAGAAGGGCCAGACGAGGAGCAGGACTATATCGGCGCTGCGCTAGAGGGCGACGCGGTCTTCGTCCGCATATTGCTTCAGCAGGACACAACGTCCCGTGCCGTTGGGATATTGGAGACGATTTGACTTGACACGCGTTAGCTAGTTGATTGTTTTCCGTTTGGATGCTAATGTCTTACGGAAAGTGCTTTAGGAGCAATTTATGGAAAAAGAAGTCCAAGAACCGGTCGAAGAGATTGCAGCCGAAGAGGCTGTAGTCGAAGAGACCGCTGAATCTGAGGCGGTTGAAGTTGAATCGACTGAAGAGGTCGTTGAAGCCGAAGTCACAGAGGACGATGGTGAGCGTAAGAAAGCCAATGTCGAGCGGCGCTCGGCTGTTGTTGACATTTCTGTGCGTGGCGTCGATGAAAAGAAGCGCACTGTTTCCATTGCGGTTTCGTCTGAACTACCAGTCGAACGCTCATTTGGCAAAGAAGTTTTGGTCCACGACGAGAGGTCCATCGATATGGCGTTTCTCAAGTCTGGCCGCGCACCGCTGCTCCTCGATCACGACATGGAGCGTCAGATTGGTGTTATTGAATCTGTTGGTCTCGATGCTGATAGGGTGCTACGGGCGAATGTCCGCTTCGGGCGCTCTGCGTTAGCGCAAGAGATTTTTCAGGATGTTGTCGATGGTATTCGGGGGAATGTCTCCGTCGGCTACCGCGTCAACAAAATGGAGCGCTCCACTTCGAACAAAGATGAATATCTAGTTCGTTCATGGTCGCCCCTTGAGGTATCTGTCGTTTCTATCCCCGCCGACCCGTCAGTCGGTGTAGGTCGCAGCGCAGCCGCTCTCGAACCAACACTTAAAGTTCAACCTGTTTTGAAGAAGGAAGTTACTATGTCTGAAGTCAATCTGGACAACGTCCGCGCAGAAGCTGCTGAAGCCGCTGCTCGCAACGTATCCGCAATCCTCGAACTGGGCGTTCGTCACAACAAGCGCTCATTGGCCGAAGCTGCCATCAAGTCTGGCAAATCAATCGAACAGTTCCGTGGCGAACTGCTTGAAGAAATCGGCTCGGGTACACCATTGGACAGCGAAAACATCGGCTTGACCCGTAAAGAAGTTCGTCAGTTCTCGGTTGTCCGTGCAATTGCCGCTCTTGCCAACCCCGGTGATCGCCGTTTGCGTGAAGCCGCTGCTTTCGAATTTGAAGCATCGGATGCCGCTGCGCAGCGTTATGGCCGCACTGCACAGGGTCTCATGATCCCTAACGACGTTCTCGGCGTCTGGAAGCAGCGTGACCTCAATACCTCGGACGACAACGAAATCGTTGCAACCAACTTGCTTGCTAACGAGTTTATCGACGTTCTGCGCAACTCGGCTTCGGTCATGCGTGCAGGCGCTCGTATGTTGCCCGGTCTTGTTGGTAACGTTGCGATCCCTAAGAAGACCGCTGCTTCGGCTGGCGCATGGATCAGCACAGAAGGCGGCGCGTCTTCTGAGTCGGAACCAACCTTCGGTACTGTATCGCTGACGCCAAAGACTGTTGGTGCATTCACCGACATGACCCGTCAGTTGATCCTTCAATCGACGCCTTCCATCGAAGCACTGGTGCGTGATGACCTGACACAGGCTCTCGCATTGGCAATCGACAAGGGCGCACTTGAAGGCACAGGCCTGAGCGGCCAGCCAACTGGTATCTTGAACACCGTCGGTGTCAACAAGCCAACCAGCTTTGCTGCTGCTGTTCCAACCTTTGCTGAAATGGTTGCTTTGGAAACTGCTGTTGCAGAAGACAACGCACTGTTCGGTAACCTTGCCTACATCACAGATGCCGCAACTCTCGGTGGTCTGAAGACGAAGAGCAAGGACACAGGTTCGGGCATGTTCGTTGCAGAAGGCAACCAAGCAAACGGCTACCCAGTAATTCGCACACAACAGGCGACTGCTGGTAACGTTTATTTTGGGAATTTCAGTGACTGCATGATCGGAATGTGGGGCGGATTGGATCTCACTGTAGATCCTTATACGTCCTCGAACACCGGTACGGTCCGCGTAGTTGCGCTCCAGACTGTTGACGTTGCACTTCGCAACCCAGTCTCGTTCGCATACAACAACGACGGCGTATAATTGAATGTTGGGGACCGGGATTTGGAAGTCATCTCGGTCCCCCACTTTTCAGGAGGTTTTGATGCAATATAAATGTATTCGTGGTGTTATTACATCGCAAGGCCCAGTTAACGCTGGAGATATTGTCACGCTTCCTGCGCATGAAGCCATTGTATTGATGGCTGCTAAGAAGCTGGAGATTTACGAAGCCCCTGTGGCTAAAGAGGAAGTTCGCGTAGCTGAAGCCCCAAAGGTTGAGCATCGCGACCCTGTGATCTCGCGTGGACCTAAGCGCAATGGGCGTTGAGTCTGCCGCTGACATTTTAGATTTCTTCGAACTCGACGATTTCGCGGACACTGCCACCTACACACCAGTGGGCGGCAGTGCTTCGTCTGTTCTGGGCATATTTGATGCACCACAGGCAAGCCGCAATGCAACTGACCTTATGGACATTACTATCCCGTCGCCCCAGTTCGTTTGCCGCACGGCTGACGTTCCAGCGGCTGCTGACGGAGACGAGATTATCATTCGCGCCGTGACCTACACTGTGCGCGTTGTTTTGAACGATGGCACTGGCGTAAGCACACTTGTTTTAGAAAAGGTTTGATATGAGCCACGTTAGGCAGCAAATCAGAGACCGCCTAGCAACGCTAGTCACTGGCCTCCCCACAACTGGAACCAGCGTCTATAAGATGCGCCGCTATGCGCTTGACGATGCCAAGCTGCCAGCCATCTGCGTCTACACGATGGACGAGAGCAGTTCGATGATTACCATCGGCACACGCACTCTACGGAGGGCGATTAACGTCGCCATCGACATCATGATTAAGGGTAGCAGCACCACGGTGTCAGATTCGCTTGATACGATATGCGTATCGGCGGAGGAAGCCATTGCTGCGGACTTTACACTCAATGGTCTCGCTAAGTCTTGCATTTTGACCAGTACTGAGGTAGATATCAACGTCGAGGGCGAGAAATCAATAGCGTCCGCAAGGCTGGTTTACACAGTTGAATATATCACCAGCATAACGGATGTGGAGACAGCGCGATGAAGATGGTTAAAGTCTATAACGCCATTGGCGATGCGATACTCGCCTGTGCTGTTGATTTGGAACGTTACGCAGCTAACGGCTGGAAGCCCGCTGAAGACAAACCCAAAGCTAAGGCTGCGGCGAAAGAGGAGAAAGAGTAATGGCAACGCATACTGGTTCAGAAGGCACTGTCAAAGTTGGCGCGAACGCCATTGCTGAAATTCGGTCATATTCGCTTGAGGAAACAGCGGACACCGCTGAAGACAGCGCCATGGGCGATGAGTATCGCACCTTCAAGACCACGCTCAAGGCATGGACCGGATCGGTTGATGTATTCTGGGACGAGACCGACACAAACGGCCAGGTTGCCCTTGTAGTTGGTGCAGAGGTAACTGCGAACTTCTATCCTGAGGGCGCGTCGGCTGGCGTTTCTGAAAAATATTACTCTGGGGCCGCAATCGTCACAGGTAAGACCGTAACGGCCAGCTTCGATGGCTTGGTCGAATCCACAATCACGCTTCAAGGCACTGGTGCTTTGACGCTCTCCACCTTAGCTTAAGGACTACTTAGATGGCGACGCATACAGGTTCAGAAGGCACTGTCAAAGTTGGCGCGACCAACAGCATCCTTGAAATCCGCTCGTATTCAATCGAAGAGACCGCTGACACTGCGGAAGACACATCAATGGGCGACAGCTACCGGACCTTCAAGACTACGCTCAAGGCGTGGACAGGTTCGGTTGATGTGTTCTGGGATGAAGCTGACACCACGGGCCAAGGCGCTTTGGTCGTTGGCTCGGAAGTCACAGTTCGCTTCATGCCAGAAGGTGCATCATCCGGCGACTCGTATTTGACAGGTAGCGCCATTGTTACCGGCAAAACTGTAACAGGTAGCTTCGATGGCCTGGTGGAATCAACGATCACGCTTCAGGGTACTGGTTCATTGAGTGCTGCTACGGTTTAACTTAGAAGGATATAATTTATGAGTATTTCAAAGCGTATTGCAGAGCGTACATCGACCAAGACACATATTGAGGTCGCAGAATGGGGTGAAAAGGGAGCGCCGGAGAAGGTTTACTACGGCCCCCTGCTCGCTGGTGAATTGAACCGCATCCAGCGCAAGCACCCCCAGTTCCTTAATTCCGCATCCTTTGAGGCGATGGTCGATCTGATTATCCTCAAGGCAGAGACGGGCCAAGGCGAAAAGTTGTTCACGCTTGAAGACAAAGCTATTCTGATGCGCGAAGAGGTTGGCGTTATCTCGACTGTTGCCGCTGCGCTCATGAGCGGAACCAGCGTCGAGGATGCGGGAAACGCCTAAGGGAGAATAACTTCCTTCTTAATCTCATAACTCTCGCTGATCGGTTGGGCAAGACCATATCGGAAATCGAAGAAATATCGATTGACGAATTTAACATGTGGCTTGCCTACTTTCAAATTACTGACGAGAAGCAGAAAAATGCCCACAAAAAAGTGTAGCAAGTGTAAGCAACTTTTGCCAGTTAGTAGCTTTAGCAAACTCTCCTCTGCGTCTGATGGGCTAAAATATAGGTGCCGCCAGTGCGTTAAAATTGACAAGGCTGAGTTTAGAAAGAAAAACCCAGATAGGGTCAAGGGTTATATCGCCACTTGGACCCAACGTAATCCTGAGAAAGCGGCGGAAGGTAATAGGCGTCGCGCCTTAAGGTGGAATGAGAATAATAGGCCGAAAATAAAAGAAAAGACAAAAAAGTGGGCGGATGAAAACCCCGGCCTTAGGGGCTTTTACGGTGCGCAAAGGAGAGAGGCGTGCTCAATTCAAACCATGGTGATGACCGAATATCAAATTGCAGAAATAAAAAGCATTTATGCTAGAGCTAGGCTAATAAGTGAGTGGACCGGTATTCCGCACCACGTGGATCATATTATTCCACTGAAAGCAAAAAATTGCTCAGGGCTTCATGTACCTTGGAATTTGCAAATTATTACAGCGCGAGAGAATGTTCGTAAAAGGAATCGGATGCCGTGCGAAAGTGAGCGTATTGCCTTAGGTCTTGCTAATCACCAAGTCAAAGGGTATAGTGTCCGCCAGTAAAGAGAGGCAGAAAAAGCGTGGCTCAGGATCAAAAAGTTGAGTTTCTATTTGCCGCTCAGGTTTCTGGGAACGAGCAGCTCAAGGCCCTAACGCAATCTGTCGATAAGTTGCGCAAGGAAATGGATGCGCTGAAGACGGCTAACGCGGGTGTTGCGGCTTCTACCGACGCCGTGGTCCGTAATGGATCGCGGCTCAATACAGCAATGGACACACAAGCCAAAGCCATGCGTAATAGCCGCATGGGTACGCAGCAGCTTGGTATGCAATTGAATGACTTTGCGACCAGTGTTTCAACAGGCGCGAGTCCCTTACAGGCATTCAACCAGCAAATAGGCCAAGCGGGATATGCCATGTCAATGATGGGTGGCACCCTTGGCACTGTGGGTCGTTTCTTGGCTGGCCCTTGGGGTGCGGCTATTCTTGTCGGCACAATGCTGCTTGGCCAGTTCAAAGGCAAGACTGAAGAGAGCGAAGACGCGACTGCCAGCTTTGGCGACTACGCAATTGCTACATTTCAAAGCGTTGGGGAATCAATTGCCAACGGGTTAACGCCAGCCGTTGAGGCAATCCAGCCAGCGCTTACGGCGCTTGAGCCTGTGATCGATAGCGTTGGTATATTCTTTACGAACCTTGGGGTTGTTGGCGAGAAGGTCGCTAATGGCCTCATTCAGACATTTGTGATTGCCATAAACTCAATCTCCATCCTTGCCAGCAATTCGTTTGGCATGGTTGCTGAATTGGTTGTCGGCACAATCAACGTAGGCATACGCGCTGTAAACTCACTGATCGCAATGGTTGAGAACTCAATCAACAAGATCGGCGGCTACGTCAACCAAGTCTCGGACATTTTCAGCTTAGGTTTTCGCGTAGGTGAGGCCAACTTTGGTCGCCTTGAGACAATCACAAACAAGTGGGCTGGCACAAGCAAGAAGGCCGCTGCTGAAGTTGGCGCTGCTTACCAAAAGGCCCTTGGGACCGACTTCATAGATGGTGCTGACATAAGCAAGCGTGCTGATGCCCGCGCTGCCCAGCGTGCCGCTGACAACATCAAGAAAAAGGGCGGCGGCGCAAAGGGCGACACCGGTGGCTCTGCGGATAAGGCGAAGAAGGAAAAGGCTGACTTCTCTCTACTCGGCTTCTACGAAGAGTTCTTTGCTAAGGAGTTCCAGCAAAACGACGAGAGCCTTGCCAAAATTGCAGAGGACCAAATCAATTCGCTACTTAGCACAGTTCCAGAGATGGCTAAAATGAGCGACGAGATGGAAGCAATCATCTCGCGCAATGAGGAATTGAACAACTCTTTCGACGCAATCGGCAACTCTGTGTCCGAATCGTTCAAGGGAATGCTGACTGGTGCCATGTCGTTCAAGGACGCCATGAAGGGCATCATTGGTGCAGTGATTGAGGAGCTGTGGAAACTGTTCGTCGTGCAGCAGATAGTCGGCGTTGTGAAGAGCGCAATGGGATCGGTCTTTGGCGTACCAACACTTCCCGGCAAAGCCATCGGCGGCTCTGTCGGTAAGAACAAACCCTACATGGTCGGTGAGCAAGGCCCAGAACTGTTCATCCCCGGCGGCAGTGGGACGATCATCCCTAACCGCAATCTGTCAAGCAGCGGTGGCGGCAACTTCAACATCAGCGTCGATGCGCGTGGTGCGTCCGATCCTGCCGCTGTTCGCGCTCAGGTGCAGCAGGGCATCATGGAAGCGGCCCCGGCCATCATCGCTGCGGCAGAGTCGCGCACGGTTGCAGGGCTGCGTAGACCGCGCCTTGGTGGAGTTATGCAATAATGGCAACAGTAACGTTCCCTTCGACCCCTAAGCCCAACGGCATGTCATGGCGCTTGGTTATGCCAGCGCAGACCAACGTGTCGGAATGGACGGGTCGCCGCCAGACCATCGCATCTGGACGCGGCTGGTGGGAATGCCAGTTGTCATTGCCGCCAATCGTCGGGACCACGAACGTCAACGCATGGCGTGCATTCATAGCGAAGAGCCGTGGCAAGGCCAATGACTTTCAGATACCCGTTGACCCAACGGCGCAATCATCCGCATCAGCAACACCGTTGGTCAATGGTGCATCGCAGACTGGTCGCACACTAGCCACCGACGGCTGGCCTGTGTCATCCACAGTGCTTGTCGCTGGACAATTTGTCACCATCAACAACCAGCTTTTGCAGTTGACTGAGAACGTAACGTCGAACGGCTCTGGTGTCGCAACGCTCACGTTCGAGCCGCCTATTCGCACCGCGCCCTCTGACAATGCGGCCATAGAGTTCAAGAACCCTTATTGCTTAATGTACATGGTAGAGGAGCCAACGCTTTCGGTTGAGAACGGCTATGTGTATAGCCTCTCGCTGAATCTTCGGGAGTCCTTCTAATGGTTGACGCAACCACGCAAGCCGCGCTTGAGGCGCAAGTCGTCAATTGGCGTGTGCTGATATATGCGGACTTTGACGGCGATGTGCTGCGTGGAACCAGCGGCCTTTACGAGAAGGTCATCTCTGGCTCCGGTGACGCTGAGTTGGATGGCACATACGACAGCTTCGATCACAATCTGATTAGCGTATCATCTGTCAAGCATAACGAAACTGGCTCTGACACTGTATCGATTTCAATGGGCGGGTTGATTGTCAACCTTGACTATCTGCAAGAGCGCGATGGTGATTACGTCTACACACGCGATGAGGAGTTAATCCGGATGCGTTCGTCCGACTTCCTTAACATCATTGGTGACAAGACCCGCTGGCAAGGACGCACTGCTCGGCTGTGGTTCTATTGCGTTGACCAGAATGAAAACCAAGTCGGCTCCATCATCCCTTATTACACTGGCTATATGAATGAGGTCGGCATTACTGGCTCGCCAGATAATCAAGTCGTGGCGCTGAGGATTGAGAATTATCTGGTCAGCATCGCAGGGGCGCAGAACAAGACCTACCTCATCCAGAACATATATGATTCTGGCGACCTAAGCGGTGAGGCTGCCATCTCTGCTGCCAACGGCATGGCGGCGGCTGGTGCTTATGGCTATGGCGCTGGAGGCGGTGGCAGTAACCAAGGTGAATTTAATGGAATGGAAAACTTCCGATGAGAATATCAGCTTGGGAAGACGCGCTAGTCAACTATATAGCGACAAAGCGGCATGAACCATTTGAGTATGGCGTAAACGATTGCTGCCTGTTCGCTGCTGGCGCTGTGATTGAGATCACGGGCGAAGACCCTATGTCTGAGTTTCGCGGCAAGTACGACAGCCTCAAGGGTAGCCTCAAGGTAATCAAAGAGATTGGCGCTGGGACACTTGAAGCAACGCTTGACGGAAAGTTTCCAGAAATCGGAATTGGTCACGCACAAAGAGGTGACTTGGCTTTCTTTGATGGCTCTGTTGGTGTAGTAATGGGTGGCTTCGCCTATTTCGCTTCGGATGACGGCTTAGAGAGAGTTCCACGCGCACTGTGGGACAAATGCTGGAGTGTTGGCCGTGGGTAAGGTTCTGAAGGGTGTAGCACTTGCTGCCGTTTTCATAGGTGTCGGCTTTGCAACAGGGGGGCTTTCTGTAGTTGGCTCTGGCGTCATCGGCCTTGGTGGAACCACCGTCATCGGCGGAGTCGCCATAAGCGGTATTGGCTCAATGTTTCTTGGGATGGCCGCGACGGCTCTTTTGTCTGGCGTATCTCAACAATTCTTTTCAGCTAAAGCACCAAAGTCCCAACTCTCACGCCTAAACGTCAGCCTTGACCCCAGCACCCCACGCAAGGCGGTCTTCGGCACTACGGCAATGCCGCTTGATTTGCGCTACCATGAGTCCAGTGGAACGAACCAAGAATATGTGGATTACATAGTCGCCGTCGCTGCGCACAAGGTCAAATCGATTGACGAGATATGGTTCGAAGAGAAGTTGGCGTGGTCAGCCAGTGGTGGCGTCACGGCGACGTACACAGGTTACCTGACAATCACAACGCGCACCGAAGGCACGGCGGCAAACACCATCTCCATCAACGGTGGGTCAAAGTGGGGAACATCTCGCCGCCTTACGGGCTGCGCCTATGTGCATTTGCGCATCAAGCGCACTGGCAACACAAAGACTGCCGAAAGCCCATTGGTGGGTGGCCTACCTAGCCGTGTGACCATCATCGGCGACGGCGCTGCGCTGTACGACCCGCGCAAAGACAGCACGGTACCCGGCGGCTCAGGATCGCACCGCGCCACAGACCAAACGACTTGGGGCGTCTATACTGATGCCGATGACACTGACAACCCTGCTCTCCAGTTGCTCTGGTGGCTGTTGGGTTGGGAGATCAATGGTAAGTTATCCGTTGGCTCCGGTGTCCCTTACACCCGCATCGACATGGAGTCGTTCATCACGGCTGCAAACATTTGCGACGAGAGCGTGACCCTTGCCACAGGCGGTACGCAGAAACGCTATCGGACCAGTGGCACAGCTTCAGACGCAGATGACCGTATGGACATCATCAACAATTTCCTCATGTCCATGAATGCCACGCTTCGTGACAGCGGTGGTAAGTTGGCTTTGACCGTGATGAAGAACGACCTTGCGGACTATACGCTGCGTTTGGACGAGCAGGACATGCTGGGCGAGTTTGATTGGCAGCAGACCCGTGGCCTGACTGAGAACTACAACATTGCCCGTGGCCGCTTTATTGACCCGTCGCAGAACAGCCTTTACCAGCTTGTCGATTACCCGGAGGTCGGTTTCGCATCGCCGGATGGCGTTGAGCGCGTCATGAGCGTTGACCTGTACTATGTCGAGGATGGGCGCAGGGCGCAGCGTCTCGCAAAGCAAATACTTCAGCGCAACCAATATCGGGGCATGTTCTCTGCGGTGTTTAACGCCAAGGCGCTCGGCTGTCAGGTTGGTGACGTTGTGCTTATGAGCCTTGAGGCGCTTGGCTGGTCGAACAAGCCGTTCCGCGTAGTCAGCCAAGAGATACGGTTTGACGGCCAAGTGCCTCTCGCACTGGTCGAAGAGAGCGCTGCGATCTACGCATGGGACGCTGAAGATGTTGCCCCGGTAACCCCAACCGCTCCGACCGTATACAACCCACTCAACAGCCCGTTTATCCTTGGGATTGATGTCGCTGGCACAACGGCAGATTGGTCTGGTGTCATTGATGACAATGGCGACAAGCCGGAGAACAATGCTGACGTTACGGCCAACGCTGTACCATCGCTCGACCAGGCTGCCCCTGTGGCCTTCGCCGCCAACTATCTCGGCGTACTCGCAGACGGCCAATTACCTAAGACCATAAACGTTGTTCGTCGCCGTGGCGGAACGGATGTGTCCTCAAGCACAACGTGGAGCATCATTTCGCAAACGGGCATCTCTGGGGTCACCGTTACCGTTTCGTCCAGCGGCATTGTATCGATACCAACGGGCGCGACCATTGGCGCATCGTCTGCGATTGAAGTGCGCTCAGTGCGCGATGGCACAACGCTTGATGCACGCATTGGCGTAACGCGCAATGATGCTGCGCCTCCAAGCACGGGGACCGGCGGTGGTACGACTGTGACCGACTCGACCTTTAGTTCAGTGAGCGGCACTAGCTTTGTGGCCATCTCTGACCTCATGACCGTAAAGACGGGGACCAGTGGACAGGTGCAGTTCTCAGCGGCCCTGTCGGTCACAGCCCTTGCGTCAAGTCCAACAATCAGCACTGCCAACTCGAACATTGAGATGAAGTGGCAATATCGCGCTATCAGCGGCTCATTTGCCGATGTGGCCACTGCCGTGAACTCTGATCCTGACACACAAGTGTATTTCGATGGTGATTACTTTACAGACGACGGCTTCGTTGACTGCTCGCCATTGAAGACTGGACTGTCGGCAAGCACAGACTATGAAGTGCAACTATTCGCACGGCGCACATCGTCTACAACAACCAAGGATATTTACTTCATCGGAACAGCGTCAGCAGTTGGCAGCTAGTCGATAAAATGATAAGGATATGTTATGGCTTACATTTATGATCTTACCGACACTTGGAACGCAGGGGGAACCACGTTCAACGGCATTAAGCTGAACGTAACTGACACTTCTTCGGCTGTCTCTTCCAAACTTGTGACACTTCAGACCAACGGCACTGAGCATTTTAGTGTTACTAAGGCTGGTGTTGGGTATTTTTCGGGCAACGTCGGGATTGCAAACACAACCCCAAGGGGCTTGCTGCATATAGGGACTACCGCATCCGCAACGGATATTCCCGTTCCAGCGGGTAACTTTGCCATTGTTCGCGCTGGCGCATATGGCTCGGCCAGCACGGGCGGTATTCAATTATCTGGCGGATACGGGGATGCTGGCCGCGTAGCTGCTTGGCAAGTTAAGGCAGTTGGGAGCGGGACAGCGGGTTCATTTGTAAATGACCTTCTTTTCACAACGCAGAATAGTTTCAGCGGCAGTGAAACAGAACGTATGCGCATCGACAGCAGCGGTAACTTGCTGGTGGGGAAGACTGCCGCTGGAAATTACACAAACGGTTGTCAAATATACGCAAATGGCGAAACTATCGGACTGGGCCACGCTTCGAGTACCGGTTCTGGCGCATCCTATATGCTCTTTGGGTACGATAACGGCGGCATTGGCTCGATTACGCAGAGCGGCACAACTGCGGTTCTGTACAACACCTCGTCTGACGCTCGCCTAAAGCACGACATCGTTGACGCACCGGAAGCCTCAAGCCTCATTGACGCAATCCAAGTCCGCAGCTTCAAGTGGAACGCGGATAACAGCGAGCAACGCTACGGCTTCATCGCACAAGAACTGGTCGAAGTCGCACCAGAGGCAGTCAGCCAACCAGAAGACCCAGATGCAATGATGGGCGTGGACTATTCGAAGCTGGTTCCTATGCTGGTCAAGGAACTACAATCACTCCGCGCCCGCGTGGCTCAACTAGAAGGAACCGCATAATGCTTATTGCACTGGCGCTCATTCTTACCGCGCTCAACATAGCCGACGCGGTGACAACGTACATAGCCCTAAAGCGTATCGCTAACGCGGCAGAAGGCAACCCAGTTTTGCGCTTCCTTATGGATAAGCTGGGCCTCATGGGTGCGCTGATCGCCAAGATGGTCGTTGTCACTGGCGCAACCTACATCACCTACGACTATGGTCAGTATTGGCCGTTTGTCGTTCTCTGCGCAATCTACGCCTTCATCGTCCACAACAACGTCAAGATTATCAGGAGCAACTGACATGACTGTTACCACCACTTGGAACATCAACCAGATGGACGCCTACCCTGAGTACGAAGGCAGCACGAATGTTGTGTTCACCGTGCATTGGTCCGTCACGGCTACTGAAGATGAGTATGTCGGCTATAGCTACGGTTCCGTTGGCCTAACGCTTGATACAGGGGCGACTTATTTACCTTACGCTGAACTGACCGAAGCGCAAGTAATCGGATGGGTGCATTCGGCTATGGGCGAAGAGCAAGTAGTTGCAATTGAGACTAGCGTAGCTAATCAAATTGCGATACAACAGAACCCGCCAGTCGTAACGCCACAGCTTCCATGGGCATGAGGATGAGCAGCCATTCGGTCTTAAACTATTTGGAGGACAATGTGAAGCACATCGCTGATGGGGCCGCTGCCTTAGCGGCATTTGGTACGTTGGCGCAGTTGCTTCCACCATTGGCTTCACTTCTTACGATAGTCTGGATGAGTCTTCGTATATATGACTGGTTTGAAGCAAGGTTTCTAGGGAAACGCTTGCCAGAGGATTAGGATGTTTTATGCGTGATATATTGGAACTCATAGCCGCACTGCTCTGGATCACGGCATGGGTGACATTTGGCATAATCCTATTTGTCGCAAGCACAGCGCTCTTACCCTTTGTATTAACAGCCTTTATGTGCGGTAGGCTCTCCAGAAAAGGCATAAATAATTTTTAGTTTATGGGCTTGACCTACTGACCAAGCCCATAAAGATTATGATTAACTACTTAACCTTACCAACCTCTAACGCCCATGCGCGAAGTGCATCAAGCTGCGCATAGGCGTCGGCAACTATTTCGAGATCGGCAACAGGAACGATGGCCGTTTCGGCTCCTTGCACAGTTCCACCGGGCACTGGGGCGGTTTCGCTTGCTCCGGTGCTTCCGGTAGAACCTTTAGCGGCTTGGTTCCGCATCCAGCGGTCAAGAGTAGCACGGTTATCAGCAATACGTTTTTCATATTCAGCCTCTGCTTTCTGTCCTGCGATTTCATACTCGCGCTCAATCTGCGCGACCTTGGCTTTGTTCAACTCTTTGGCAGCAATCTGTGCGCCCGTATACGCAGCCTTGGTGGCACTGTGCGCCTTCTCTGAGCCGATATAGCGTTTCTCCCAGTGGCGTGCGTTACCCCACTGGATTGCTGCAATAAGGGCAAATATGACTCCGAGAGCATATGGAGCTAGGCGCAGATATGGGATGAACCTAGTTAGCATCAGTGATCTCGATCCCATCTTTGCCAGCCTTTATGGTGCGCTTCACAAACAATGCAGTAAACGCAGTCAGGCCAAGTAGTATTTGCACATGCGCAGCCAAGGCTAGGTAGAAGCTGTACTTTGCGTTTTCCGCGACAAGCCACACCCCCACCGCAGCGAAGATGGTCATCACCACGCTACCGCCCATTAGGGCGCAGAACGCAGCGGCACGGCGGCCCCCTGGTGTAAATAATAAGCTATACATGCCAATCCCCTATGTTGAGTGCGGTTTGAAACTCCATCGCATAGCCAGCGATCAGGTCAGCTTTATCGATGCCATTGATGATGCGCCGAGCGGCTTGAAAGTGCGCCCGTGTTGCCGCTCCGTCCGATGGCAGATAGTTGGCAAACGACTTGCCAGTGAACCAACCAACCTTCATGCCGTTGCGCATGATGAGAGCCGCGATGTCTTTGTCCATGGCAAGGTCAGGATTCCCCACTAGGTCCACGTTCAGAATGTCCCCAGCGCGTTTGTAATTCGCCCGCCAAGTTAGCTGGACGTAGCCACGCCCGCAAAACTTAACACCATCGCCGTGGTAGATGTTGCCATTGCGCTTTGCCAGCACAGGGCGTTCGCCTTGCGGATCATACATGCGGAAAAAATACTTAGGCCCACCAAACTCTTTGATGGGCTGCATAGTATGTGCTGTTTCGTGATAGGCAGTCGCCAAGGCATAGGCGCACCAAGATGTAGGGAGACCCTCCATAGCCTTGAGAATTGCTGTTGTGCCGGAGACCTCATCCTCCTCTAGCAGCGGCCCCATGAGACCGCTGCGTAGCTTATCGAAAAATGCCTTGTTCATTCCGCATCCTCCAGCATCTCTGGCGTTGCCGTGTTTGTGCCAACGCGACCGAACTTCTTATGGAACGTTATAGCAGTTGCTGCGCGTTCTGCAAACCACCCACCGCGTGCAGCATAGGCATCACGTGCAGCAAGCGTTGGATGCTGGATAACGGTCATCCCGCTATGTTCCTTCTCCTCTGCATGGTGACGGTGGCCACAGTTCGCATAGCGTTTGGTCGTCCGGCCCCAAAGCGGAGCGAACTGTGCAGCAAACAACAGCGGCAGGCCTTCGTTCTTTTTGAGGTGCCCGTGGTGATATGCAAGCATCGTGTTGCCGTGCTCGATCACATAATACGGCAGATCGCTGTCATTGACCGATACGCGAGGCTCATTTTCATAAAGCGCCACGAACATTTTACGCAGCCAGATGGATGACGAAATGTCGTGGTTCCCCTCACAGATAAGGAGCGTAACGTTTTCATGCTTTTGAAGCGCCATGTCCACCAGGTGACGGATCAGTTTGATTGCGACATCCACGACCTTGCCGAAGCGGCTGTCAGCGTCGAGAATGTGACCGTGCGATGGTGTCACTGGTAAAATGCCGTCCGCATGGAGGAAGTCGCCTTGGATATTGACAACTGCCGAACGGGACTGAGGCGCACCTTCGACAAGCATTTTCATTACGCCAATGCCGGTCTCATATGCGATCTGTACATCCCAATCCGCACCGCCTTCACGATGCCAGCAAAGAGCACCTAAGTGGAAATCCGTAAAGGTGTATTGCGTAAGCAACTGGTCAAGCGAGGCCGTGGGCGATCCAACCGGAGCAACTGGCTTAATGTCTTCACACATCGCTGCGACTGCTGCCGCCATAAGCTCCTGCTGACGCTCGTTATCAATAGAGGCCTTGACCCACTGTGCTGTGGGCTTACCTTCCTTGTTGTAGTAGGTTGAGACACCCTTCGCAGTGAAGCCGTCTGGTACAGGCCGTGTGAAGTCATGCTCTGGGGCATAACCCATCTTTGCGGCCTTTTTCTGAACGGCCAAGAATGCATCGCTTGCGCTGCCTTTGTTCATGCCTAGTGCGACTGATGCCGCCCTTGCACTACCAAGGCGCTCTATGGTCTCCAAGACCTCCTTTTGGCGTGGCGTGCAATATCGATAAAGGTTCTCATCTATTTTTAAAGGTGTCATTTGCTTTCTCCTAACCTAGTAATGAATGTCACGCCTTCTACAGTGGGGCATTTAAATGATAGCCCCTTGTGTATGCCGTAGCGCGAGACCTTGCGATTCGTTCGCCGTGCCGCTGGCATGGTAGCTACTTCGCCCAACTCTAGCGATCCTTTTGGATGTATCATTTACCATTCTCCTGTAACGCAAGGGCACCCAACAAGCCCCGCAACCGCTCAATCTCCGCCGCTTGGGCGTTGGATGTTGGCAAGGTTACTGCTCACAATCCGTAACGCCTTCGGACAGGCGGGCTATGATCCAGTCAATGATGCGGCGGATCATTCGCCTTCCCCTATATAGTCCAAGATCCGCTTCAACGCCTTGATGTCTTTCCTGTATTGCTTAACGTCGTCGGGATGGACGTAGTGCGCTGCTGCGTTGTATTGCACTGACTTCAGTGTTTCCTTCAGCCATGCGCGGACAATGCTGTCTAGCTGATTTATATCCAGTTTTATATCAATCATCATTTGCTTTCTCCCTTATCTCCAGACCACGGGCTTCCAGTGCGGCGCGGAGTTGGTCAGCCCAACTTTCAAAGCGGTCAACGCCGCAATCGGCCATCGCCTCCACCAGCGGGTCAGGCTTGGGCGCGGGGATGATGAGGGATTGAAGTGCTTGTGCGTAGAACCCCCTGTCAATGGCTTCCTCTACAGCATCGCTCACCTCTTGCTTAAAGGCTTCGTGCTGTTCGATGGCGCGGCATAGCGCTTCGGTATACGGGGAAACCTCACGGCGCACTGCGCGTTTGTCGCTTAGGTTGCGTTCGGTCAGCACCGCCTTCACCAGCGCCAAGGCTTTTGCTTCAATGTCTGTCATTTGCTTTGCTCCTTAAAACCTAATCTCATCATCGGCCCAGTCATAAATATCCCAGCCGAAATTGTCGAACAGGAACTGGCGTAGGGTCACGATACGTCCTTTTCATAAGTGTCACCACACAAGGTGCAGCGATAAAGCGCATGGCCCATGCCTATGCCACTGGTGTACGCATAGCTGTGGGTACATGACATACGGCGCTCTGCAAAGGTCTTGCCGTCCGCACCGCGCAAAGGCCATGCGCTGTCAGATGATACGCGATAGGCTTTGCCCACAGGGGCTGCTTGTGCTGGCTTAATCATCTGCCAATTCCTCCGGCGCTGGCTGAAGCCCTTCCATAAACTTGGCCCAAACTGCCAAAGCACCAACTATAAATGGGCCATCGTCTTGGTCGCCATTTCTAATCTGACGGATAAATTCTACGTTGCCGTGCGTCATCTCAACGCGATCGGCGACAACGTTTCTAAGTTCAATTAATGTCATTTGATTTACTCCTTATTGCTAATATGTGCAACTTATCCCCAAGCAATGTGCTTGTCAAACAGAAACTTTGCTGCGACGGCGACCCTTGGGCGAAAGCAGCCGGGACAACCAGAACTCATGCTCTGCACCCGTGGTGCGATCAGCATGGTATTGAAACAGCGCACGTGCCAATGGGTCATAACCACGACCCTTGTGCGTGCGAATTGGAGGGCAAGAGCGCAGGGGCTTGAGGTTGGCGCGTCTTTCGCGCGGCACCTTAGCCATAACAGCCTCAATGTCTTTGAGCGTGAGGCGCAGATTGTTTTCGCGATTCACATAATTGAGGACCGCTGATCGGTCTTTGATATAGCCACACAGGTGACGAATTTGAGCTTTTAGATTAGAGTCCATTTTAATTTTATCCTTTTGATTTTGGTTTTAATGCGTTGAGCAGGGCCGCTTGGCTCCTGTCTTTGCCAGCTAATACATCCATGACCCGCAAGTCAAGGGATTTATTTACCACCATATGTACAATGCGCACAGGTTTATCCTGCCCTTGCCTATGCAGGCGGGCGTTAAACTGTTGATATAACTCCAAAGACCAGTTCAATGAGAACCAGATAATCATCGACCCACCACGCTGAAGATTTAGGCCATGCCCCGCACTGGCAGGATGGGCCAAGAGCATTTTAATGCGGCCTGCGTTCCAATCGACCACCGTCTGTGGGTCTTTGTCGAGCATCCTTGCATACGGAAACTTCTTCTGTATGCGCTCCAGATCGGACTTGTAGTTATAAGCCACAAGCAAGTTCTCCCCGCTGTTCTGCTCGACCATGTCAACAAGGGCGTCCAGCTTGGCGCTGTGGACCTCTGTCCAGTTGCCAAGGGTGTCAGTGTACAGCGCCCCGTTGGCATACTGTAGCAGCTTATTGGCAAGAACAGCGGCGTTCATGGCCTCGACCATCTCGCCGTCGGGCAACTGGGCCAGCAACGTGTCTTCGAACACTTGATATGCTTTCAGTGCAGCAGGGGCCAACTCGACGCTTTCAATTAGGTCAATGCGATCCGGCAATTCGAGATAGTCCTCTGCCGACATCGAAATGGTCATGGGTGCAAGCAGTTCGTAAATGCGCTCCGGCGATCCGGCACGCGGCGTGTGCTTGTAACCTAAATAGTCGGTTTCAAAGTACCGCTGCTTGAATGCCGTCATTGTGCGGCCCAGTGCCTCACCATGGTCGATAAGATATGTCTGGGGCCAAAGGTCGAGCAGGCCGTTGGGACTTGGCGTACCAGTTAAGAGGACCATGTAGTCGGTCATTGGAAGTATCTTCTTTAGCGCCTTGAACCGCTTGCTGGTGGCGTTCTTAAACGAACTGCTCTCGTCAATCACGACACAGTCGAACGGCCATTTTTTCTTGTAGTGATTGACGAGCCACTCAACGTTCTCGCGGTTGATGACATAGACATCGGCATCGCGCTGTAACACGCTGATGCGGTTGCGCTCGGTCCCTGTGCAGACAGCAACGTCGAGATGGCGCAAGTGATGCCACTGGGCCGCTTCCTGCTTCCAGACGGTGTTCGCCACGCGTAAAGGCGCAATGACAAGCACCTTATCGACAGCGAACGAATCCTTAAGGTCGCTGATGGCCGTTAGCGTTGACGTCGTTTTACCCAAGCCCATGTCGAGCCATAGGGCGCACCGCTTAGTGTCCATGATGAACTGAATGGCACGTTTCTGGTACTCATGGAGGTCATATCGATAACGCATTGCAGCCATCCTCTATGCTGTCGCACACATGGACCTCGCAGCCTGCGTCAACCATTTTGCGCATTATGTGGTCTTGAAGTGGCGTCGGCTTCTTGCCCGGTGCTTTGAACTCAATGAACACAATCCGCCCAGACTTCATGAAGATGCGATCCGGCACACCGCGTTGGGCTGGCGACACGAACTTAAACGACAGCCAGCCATTCTTCTTGGCGATGTCTACCACTTTGCCTTCAATATCACGCTCTAATGTCATAGTAGCAGTCCTTGAGTTAGTGACCAATTTGAAGGGCATTGCTTTGAGTCCCAACGATCAACCATACCCAACGCGCCTTCTTTTCTTTGGGAATGATTGCGCCCAACATCTGTTGAGTCAACGCTTGCAAATGGATACTCCCAATTAACACATTGCATTCCACGCAGCATATGTATCCAAGGTGTTCGCCTATGCCGCTTGTTTATTTCAACCCAAGCTGCGTCCATCCTTCGCCGCCATGTGACATTACCAACGGTGGAATACTGCGAAGACGATCCAATGCAAACCTTAGGCCAATTGTCTAAAAGTTTTAGAAGCCTATCGATGTCTTCGTGCATATGCCAAACAGGCACACCCCGCACACCATGAGGCCACTGGCTAATCAAAAACTCTTGGGCGTCAGCGTCACCCTCAATATCATCAGGTATCACAGCCCATGTTGTTGGCCGCTCCAACCACTTGTCTGTCCACTCATAATATGCTGCCCAATCCGTATCTTTCCCACTTTTCCATTTGGTGAACGCGCCGTTATCCAGCATCACCGTTTGCCCGTATTTGTCAGCACGAACTATGTCCTGTGGGTTTGCATGGGATACACAGTAGTGCCTACCCTTTATCTGCTCAAAGACAGACATGGGGGTTATTGGCGTGCCGTGATAATGAATTGTCATTCTCTTATCCACTTTGCGTAAATGCCCTCAAGGGGACGGGTAACATCAACAGCGGCAGCAAGAAGGTCAAGACCAATTTTCTCTGCTAGGTCTTCCCCCCAAGCATATTCGTCATCGATCAAACTGTGGTCGAATTGCAAAAGGTAGTCTGTCAGCAACCGCTTACGGCGCTCTGCATCAAGAATTACATCACCGTTGGCATGATGCCAAACGACCACTTGCCATGTGTGGCCGTGCAATTTTCCATCTCTGCTATAATGTGCGGCTGATATCACGCCGCTTACGCCTGTCATTTTCATTATCTTACTCCCCAAAACTTATGCGCTTGGATGTTTACACGCCAGCGATCATCAATCTTTACATAGTTTATTGTGGCTTCCATGTTTTTCAGAAGGTCTGGACCGTCTTTGGGTGAAAGCCACAGATGTTTTGCCTTGACCGCGCTGCGTGCTATGTCTGGTAGCATACCCTGTTGTGGAAATACCAGCTTTAATTCGTCAGCCTCGCGAACAACGATTTCGGTCTTAGCCTTGGGGCTGACACAAACCCAGTCAAGGCATTGCGGTATGGGCAGCGTCCCGTTCGTTTCTATCGCGACAAACTTATTGCGGCGTTGCAGAGCGCGAACAAGCTCGTGGTCCAGTTGCAAAGCAGGCTCACCGCCAGTGAAAATAACCATACCTGGGCTTTTCACACACTCTTCTACAATTTGTTCACGCGTCATACGCTGACCGCCAACAAAATCCGTATCACAAAACTGACAAACAGCCTTGTCCCTGTCTTTCTCTCTGCCGGACCAAAGGTTGCATCCGGAAAAGCGCACAAAAGTTGCGACTTTACCCATGTTGAAGCCTTCGCCTTGCACTGAATGAAAAATCTCTTTCACTTTATAATCAGACATCACACATACCCCACTTCGCAAAGCAGCTTTTCAGCAGCGACCAAGTACACATCATAGTCCACATCGTTTGGAAACGCATCAGGCAACTGCATCAGCGGCCTTGTGCCTTCGGACATTGGAACCTTATTGCCGTTCTTGACGTAACGAATCGTTTCTTCGGACGGCACGCTTGTGGCGTAGTAATAACGTATCGCCTTGCCGATATTCTCTCCGCGCCACAACGCACCGCCTGTCACCCTACGCACCGTCACAAAGCGCCGTATGTCATCGCACCTGCGGATCGTCCGTTCGATGGGCGTCCCGTTGGCGATGCGTGCTGCCACTGCGTCATAGACAATCTGGCAGTCAGGGTTCTTGGCAAGGCTGGGCGATGCAAACACACCCTTGCCCTTGGTCTTGCCGTCCAGCATCACCGCGACATAGTTGTTGACATCACGGCTGGCGATGGCGCGATAGTTCGTCCGCTCCAGTTCGTAGCTAGTGTCAAGCATCCAATCCCAAGCGATGCACTCCATAGGGCCATTGAGCGCCTTTGGAGCGTGCAGAACGATGCCGTCGGTGTTGGCGCTCACAACCTTGATACCGGCGTTCTCCATGCGCTCTATCAGCATCAGCAAGGCCAACTGCCCTGAGATTGTGGTCTGGGCCATCAGGTCAGGGCTATACAGAAAACTGTACTTACTGCCCAGCTTGCCAAACGTCCCGTTGATGACAATCTTGAGAACGTCGGCTGTCACCTTATCGCCACTGCGCTTGGCATCTAGGCGGCGCGTCACGATGCTCTGGAAGACCTTTAGGAAGTCGTCCCCAAGGTGCGTGGGCGAGAGCCGCTGCCCAAGGATGATGTTTGGATAGTAGCTGGCAACGTCCCACTCGGCTAAGACCTCGTCCAATGTGGCCTCAATGAACTGTCGCTTCTCGCAACTGTGCAGACCGCCGATACCCATCTGATACTGGGCGTCACCAATCGTAACGCGTTCTTTCTTGAGCCACTCGGGCATCTCCACAGAGCCGTTGGCCGACAGCGTGAAGTCCGTTGCGAGGACGCGCTCGAACACGGCCTGTAAGTCCGCACTGGCAAACTTGATAAAGCCGGGGTCTTTGTAGCGGAAGGCGTAACCCTTCTTGATGACAGGCTTCTCAGCGCAACCCCCAAGGCGCTCAATCTCGCTGCCGATCACGACCTCTGCAATCTGCGCATCGGACTTGGACCGCAAGTCCACGCCGTACTGCTCACCCATCGTCACGCGCAAAGCTATCTGGGGCTTTAAGCTGTTGTACAGGATAGCCGTCATCTCAAGGTCGTTGCGGCAATACTCGCGCAACTGCGCCCTCTGCTCTGGGCTGATGCTGGCGTCAGGCTCAATGGGCAAGTCCTGCATCTTGGGGGCGTGCAGCCGACCACCGTAAATCTTCAGCGATGCTTGCCCTATAGCCAGTTCGATGAGGTCGATGTGGTCCCAGCTGCGTGGAACCTTTACGCCAAGCTGCCAATGGCGCTTACCTTCGACAATGATATTGTCGGAAATGTCCTTGATCTGCTGGTTCGACCTACCGCTAAGGGCCGCAGCAATGATTGGTAGGTCATAACCAATCGAATTGAACCCGACTGTTGTGTCGCGGGTCATCATTGTACGAGCCGCATCGTAATTGACGTAATCAGGACATATCTCAAAGGTTTCGATTTTGCCGCTGCCAAGGTGCATACCCATGAGCAGAAAATAGTTTTTGTAAACTTCAGTATCTATAATTATCATGAGGAGTGGCCTCTTAAAAGGGTTGCCCGTGCGCCTCCCAACGATAGCGCACGGGCTAGGGTGATTAGAACGCTTCTCCGTCTAAGTCGTCAAAGTCATCGACGCTTGCGCCCGAACCGCCAGATGAGAATGCCTCACCGTCAGCAGCAAACTGGACGCCAAGCAGCGTTGCATTGATGCGCTTTCCGTAATTATTGTCTTGTGCCCACAGGTCAACAATCGCATTGACGTAGCAGCCGCTGTACACAACGCCATCTGCTTCGGTCAAAGGCGACTTGTCCTTATTTACAACAAGTGGGCGCTTCTTCGTGCTGGCCTTCAGCGTCATGTGACCAGAGTAACCATCGTACTCGACCTCGTCGCCATCGCGCAGGCATAGCTTGCTGGCAGGAATCTTTGCTCCCTTTAGGTCAGTTGCGGTCTTTTGGGCAATAGCTGCTTCAATCTCTTTAATAACCGCAGCGTGCTTTACTTTGTCGAGAAGAAATGTCGCCTCATACTTTGTCTCTTCGCCATTGAACTGAGCCTTTTGGAACAGTGATGGGAAAGAAAGGCGAACGTTGTTTAGTTTGATAGCCATATACTTTTTCCTTTTAGGTTTTGGTTTTACGTTTTAAGCCAATTGGCCGATTAAGATTATACTAAACTTCACAGGATGCAACCTTAAAAATCATCGGCTGTGATATTGACGGCAGGGCGTGGGTCATCTGACTTTGCCAATGTGGGTCGCCCTTGGGGCTTTACCACAAAAGTAGCAATCTCAGAGGCACGCTTCTTGCCAACAATCTTTTCCGCTTGCGCAGGGCTTACTAGTTTCTTTGTGTAAGCCTCTTCGCCAAGCAATTCATAAATATCATTCTCAACTGCACCCTCGTTCGACCACTGGCGATTAGACTTACCAGCCACCAGCTTATAGCCTTCGAACGCAACGCCGCTGCCCAGACGCTCTACAACAACATCTTCAACGGCGTCAAGCCATGAAATAATAAGTTTCTTGGCCGACAGCGCCTTGCCCAGTTGTTCATCAGTCAGGCGGTTTACAGCCGTCAGTTCATCGACCTCATCGAACTGGTTCATGATGACATCGCTAGTGAACGCCGCAAGCGCAGTACAGGTGGCCTTAGCTTTGCACCACTGGCACTGCTTCTCGCCGGGATTGAACTCTGCATCAGGCAATCCGCACATCAGCGCCCTTGATTTTACGTACTCGCCCCATTCGAGCAACTGCTCAATGCTTATCTCCCAACTCTCAAAGATGTCAGGGTTGCATCGCGGCTGGACGATGGTGATGATTATCTTTTGTATATCGACAATGCCAGCGCATTGCGCATAAGCCCCAAGGGCATAAAGCATCCCTTGGCTGTTATCGACGGGCGACACTTGCACACCCTGACCGTATTTCAGATCGATAACGTGCATTGTGTCGCCGCCGATAATCAGAGCATCGCAAGTACCAAAGCCCTCTGGAACCCAGTCACTGAAGTCAACGCGCACCTCATATGCCGCATAGGCATTCGGCGGTATGTGATAGCGCACATAGTTAATGTACTCCTGCACATGGTCCGCCATCTCCTGAGTAATTTCAGCATGGGTCTCAGGCATAACCTTGCCGACCCATTCATCAGCGTCCGTGTTGCTCTTTAAGGCAACCTCTGCCAACTCATGTGCCACCGTACCTTCGAAGGCGTGCGGCGATGACTTGTCCGCTATGCCGCGCTCGGCCTCAACCGACGCAGGGCAAGCGAGCCAACGGTGTGAGCCACTGGCACTGAGTTTGGCGTGTGCTGTCATTTTGCATCCTTATTTAACGCGTGGCATATGGTAGTATGATCGCGGTTCATAATGCGACCTATCTGTGGCGTCGAGAGGCCCTTATGGCGTAGCATCAAGATGCACCATAGGCGAACGCTGACCAAGTGCTTAGTGCGCCGGGGCCCAAGTATCTCATCAAGCGTGTAACCATGGCCCTTGGCTATCTCTGCAACCTCTGCCAAGTTCTTTTCGCGGGGGGTCACGCTGCACCTCCCCACTGGTCCGCCATAGCTGCGGCAATGCCTTTGAATGTTGTACTGCGTAGTTTCCACCTGTCGGCAGATGGCGGCAGATAATGCAAGCGTTGGCGTTCGTTATCTGGCAATGCTTTTGTTTCCGCCTTTAAATCAGAGGTTGGTCGAAGCGGCATAAGCCCTTTCAACCACAGGCAAGTGGCTTTCTGCTCCATATGCCCAAACATCCAAGGTTGAATGGTCTGCGTTTGCTGCATCCCGCCAATACGCTCTTTGGCATATTTGTGCATGACGGGGTTCTCTATGGCAATGCGCTGAATTGGAGCATCCCAGAGAGCCTTGAAGAAAGCAGCGCCTTCATCCAATTTTTCCCAGCGAGTTGGGTCTTTGTGCAGCCAGGTTACACCGGAGTTGGTCATATAGGTGCAGGGCGGGTGGGCTATCATCAAGTCCCAGTGATGCCCATATGCAATAGCAAGAGCATCACCTTGGATATGCCATTCGGGATCACCATCCGTCGGCAGTAAGTCGGAAGACCAAGCATCATGCCCCAGGGCGCGGAATGCGTCTCGGACAGTGGCGCTATATTCACACGCTACTAATACTTTCATTGTTCGCCATTCCTCATTAGATATACGTCCAAGACGTTTAATGTTACAATATCGGGATTGGCCTCTGTGCCATTACGAATGGCCATGATTTCATCGATGTCGATGCCCGTGCGCCGTGCAACAACACAGGGGCGAACGTCGAGCAGTTCCGCTTGGATATAGCGCAACTCGAACTCTAGCCATTCTTCCTCGCTCATGCCAGTTGCTCCAGCTTGATGCTAAACTCCCCTAGCTTATCGGCAGGGATATCCTTCAGCAATGCGGCACCGTACTCTGCGATTATAGCCTTTATCTTAACGCCGTTGGCACGGTCTATGCGGGTCAGTTCCAAACAGCGTTGTTGCAAGCTGTCCACGGAAGGTGTATCCTGCTCGACCTTTGGCTCTTCGACCACAGGGGCTGCGACCTTTGGTGCTTCGACCACAGGGGCTTCGACCACAGGGGCTTCGACCTTTGGAGATTCGGCTTTTGGCTCTGCGGCCACTGGCTGTTTGTCTAATGTTTCAATGAGCCGTTCGATGGCGGCGGTCAATTTGCTGATTTCAGTTTCCAACATTTTGCTTTTTCCTTTTGCTATTGTTTAATTGCTCTCAAGGATATATAACAACAAACATCAATTAACAAGAGGAAATATCAACATGACAAAAAAAATGCTAACATCGAGCCAATTGGCTGAATGCCTAGGCGCTACCAAACTAACGGTCTTGCGCATGGCGACCACTGGGCAAATACCATCCATACGAATTGGCACGGGTCAGCACTACCGCTTTGACCTTGAGCAAGTGATGGCGGCTCTTAAGACAGGTGGCGCGGACCAATGACCGTTAAGCCTTGTCGTAAGTGCGGTGCGCAAGATAGGACCAAGGCGGGGAGGTGTGGGCCTTGTAATCGTGAGAATGGCCGCAAATGGTATGAGGCCAACACTGAGCGGAAGGCTGAGTCCGCCCGCCAATGGCGCGAGGACAATCCGGAGAAACACGCTGAGAATGGGCGCGAATGGTATAAGGCCAACACTGATAAGCACCTTGAGAATACTCGCAAATGGCAAAGGGCTAATCCTGACAAGGTTGCTGATAATCGTCGCAATTGGTATGAGACCAACACTGAACGGGCCGTTGAGAATGCTCGTAACTGGCAAAAGGCCAACCCAGAAAAGGTCAAGGTTATCAGACACAACCGACGCGCCAAAGTCAAAGGCAATGGCGGCACTTTGTCTAAGGGTATCGTCAATCGCCTCATGCGGTTGCAGAAAGGCAATTGTGCCTGTGGCTGCGGTGCCAATCTCAAAAAGACCGGTCACCATCTCGATCACATAATGCCAATTGCTCGTGGCGGCACAAACACCGACGACAACATTCAGTTGTTGACACCGAAATGCAATCGGCGCAAAAGCGCAAAAGACCCAATTGAATGGGCACGTGAAAATGGGAAACTAATATAATGACTAAATATACCATTGCCGTTGGGACCGGTCTCGGCACGGTCCAAAATAAAACGCTGCCCTGGGACACAATCGTTGAACGGCTGACAACCCACGAGGTTGCTGTGACAAAACACGGTAAGTTCATGGTTGGCGGAGAATTCGACGGAACCCAGCGCAAAGAAGCAAACTTGCTCAATCGCAGTTTGATAACGCTCGATCTGGACAATGTGCCAGAGGGTATGACGATCGACGATATTGAGTTTATGCTCATCATGACCTTGGATTCTGCTTTCGTTGCGTATAGCACCTTCAGCCATACGTCTGCGCATCCCAAGATACGCATCGTCGCGCCATTATCGAGGTCAGTGACGCCCAGTGAGTATCGCGAGGTCTCCCGTGACTTTGCGGCCTTGTTGCCCGAACTCACGTTCGATCCATGCTCCTACGTCCCCAACCAAGCGGTCTATCTGCCAGCGTGCCCAGACCTGTCGGTCGCATGGTCGGTGGCCCAAGGCGATGCGCCTTATGAAGTGCCGGACGTTATTCACACGGCTGCTCCCACTGGGCCTGACGATCTCGAACGCGCTGTGCTTGAGCAACCATTGGACATTTCGGATGACGAAGTGGACGCTTATTTGGCTGGCTACCCGGCGGCTGATTTGGAATATGACCAATGGATACGCGTAGGTGCTGCACTGCACCATCAGTTCCGCGGCGATGTAGTCACTGGCTTCAAGCGTTGGGTCGATTGGTCCGCGAAGTCCGACAAGCACGACCCGTCTATGATGCAAGTTAAGTGGCGCTCGTTCGGCAACTCCACGCGCGTTGTGACCTTCGCCTCCGTCATCCATCTGGCCCGTGCTCAGGGCGTTGAGGTCGAGCGTTCGGTGGCAGTGAGTGTTGAGAATTCAGCGTTCGAACGTCTGCTCGAAGTGGCGGCTGGGGTTGACGACATGGCTGCCTATGATGACTTGAAGTCCCGCATCCAGAACATATCTTCGACCGTCCTGCCCTTGGACAAGCGGTCCCTGTTGGCCCAAGAGGTCTATGACGCATGGGGCAAGGACCGTGGGCTTACGAAGTCGGACATCAAGGCTCAATTGAAGCCCTCGTCTAAGGGCAAGCTGGACAAGGTCGAGAAGCCTGACTGGCTCGAACCATGGGTCTATATCGAATCGACCTGTGAGTATTATGAGCGCGAGTTGCATTACGCCATCAAGCGCGAGGCCTTTAATCAAAAGTATGCGCGTACTATGACCGTGGCTTTTGGCGATGATGCCATGCTCGCATCTGTCTATGCCGCCAATCACTGCGACATTGAGACCGTGGTCGATTTGCTCTTCTGGCCGGGGGCTGGGCAGTTTGTTCTCCATGAGGGTAAACGCTACCTTAACACCTACCGCGAGACAGGCATCGCGCCCTGCGGCGCACTGGATGATGACGGACAGGCTGTTGTCGATATGTTCATGGGCCACGTTTGCTTCATGATTGAGGACGAGGACGAACAACGCCTGCTCATTGATTATCTGGCATGGATCATCCAAAACCCCGGCAGCAAGATCAACTGGGCTTTGTTGCTGCAAGGCGCACAGGGCGTTGGCAAGTCGTACTTCGCTGTTGTGATGCAAAACCTACTTGGCGAGATGTGCCGCAATGTTGAGCCTATGGCGCTGTCTGGTCGCTTTACCAGTTGGGCATATGGCGCTGTGCTGGCAGTCATTGAGGAAATCCGCATCTCAGGCGATAACCGCTTTGAACTGATCGACAGGCTCAAGCCGTTCGTATCGAACAATGTCATTCAGATCGAAGCCAAGGGGCAGGATCACCGCACGGTCCCCAACTTCCAATCGTATCTGCTCTTGACCAACCATAAGGACGCGCTGCCCGTAAACGAGAACGACAGGCGCTATGCTCCCATCTTCTCACGCGTGCAGTCGGAACAGCAGTTGTTTGACGAACTGGGTGGTCGGCAGGGTGCTGACACCTATTTCACCAAGTTGTTCGACGACAGCGAACGGCGTGCAGACGCTCTGTCCTTCTTCCTACGCAACTGGAATATCAGCGAGGGCTTCTCAGCCAAGGGGCGTGCGCCACAGACCTCTGCGCGTGAAGAAATGATTGCACTGGGCGTGTCGCCAGACAGGTCGCTCATAGAAGATGCGATCGACCTACACCGCTGCAATGTCATCAATGACAACGTGCTTGATGTCACATGGCTAGGCAAGCTGTGTGAGGGCGAAGGGACCTATCTGCCTAAGACGAGGAACATGAGCGCCATTCTGTTAGAGATGGGCTATAGGCAGGTGACGGGGCGGCGCATCAAAGTCGCCAAGACAAATACCTATCATTACACATGGTATAAGGGTAGTGAAGATGGCGTCAAAAACATTGTTCGTGACTTCCACGGCGGTGAAAATGATTGCCCATTTTGAGGGGCGCAATGATTTTCGTATTGCGCCCCTTACGTTAACGTAAAGGGCGCAATAGGGTGTTTTCAAAACATTGCGCCCTTTTATTGCGCCCCTACCTTAAACCACTGTTTTTATTACGATATATCTATATATTTATATAAAAGGGCGCAATAAATAGAAATATAAGTTCGTATAGAAAATAAAATATTTTAACGGAAAAGGTAGGGTTACAGGGTGGTGTAAAAATATTTTTATATATAAGAGGGAGTATAGGAAATTTTGCGCCCTTGCGCCCCTAACATGAAAAGGATGGAAATATGACTGACAACGTAAACAACCCAAATCACTATCGCCAAGGTGAGGTCGAGTGCATCGACGCGATAGCCGTTGCGGTGAATGGCCTCAGTGGCATGGAGGCGGTATGCACTGCCAATGCAATAAAATATCTTTGGCGTTGGAAGTTGAAAAACGGCGTTGAGGATTTAAAGAAATGCCAATGGTATGTGGGCAAGCTTATTGAGGTTTGTCAAAACGACCAAATTGATATAAAGAATGGGAGTGAATGAAAATGGATGACGAAATGAACCGCGACGAGAAATGTGCCGACTGCTACTTCTTTGTCCAAAGCCCAAGCGGGGTCCATGGGTTTTGCAAGCGGAACCCGCCTGTGTTTACAGGGGCTGATGATAATGGCAGAGCCAAGTTCTTTAACCCAGTGGTGTCACCGCACAGCTTCTGCGGTGAGTTTGAGGAAATCTGATGCTTTCAATCAAAATCGATAAAGGCGATTTGGATCGCAAGTTCGCTATGTTGCTTGAACTACCGCGCACTATCGAAAAAGCGGTAGTAGGCGCAGTGGCCGAAACCGTTCGCGATGTCCACGCAGCCCAGCTTGCCGAGATGGAAATATCCCTCGACAAGCAATCGCCATTCTTGAAGCGCGGCCTGTGGCAAATCCAACCATACGGCAAAGGCCGCAGCATTGCAGAGGCCGGAACACGCTTCAACAACACTGGTGCACGTGGATCACCAGCATCTATCATCGCACCAAACATCAAGGGTGGACCGCGTGGCAACAAGGCGTCTGCTAAGGCATTAGCGGCAAAGGGTATATTGCCCGCTGGGATGTTCACCGTTGAAGGTCGTAACTACCCAAGGGATAGTAAGGGCAACATCACCCGTTCGCGATATAGCGAGATGCTGGCGGCTCTTGGTGCTATCTCCAAAGAGAAACGCGGTACCTTACCTAAGGGCCAACAGCGCGATCGCAAGAACACCACCTTCTTCGTTGTTAGCCGGGGCGGTAAGCCCATAGGCATTGCTGAGCGCAAAGGCAAAGATGACATGAAGATGATGCTCGTGTTCGTCAACAACACGAATTACAAAAAGAAATTCGACTACTACGGCGCTGGCAAGAAGCAATTGAACTACAGCCTCCCACGCCACGTGGATCGTATTCTCACGCGGTATCTTGGCCGCTTATAAAAAGTTGTTGACACCGAAATCCAGTCATCCTAATCCTACAAGCACCCTGACGATTGGGCGGGTGAAATAGGAAGGTTGATATAATGATTAATGACAACATCACACATGAGGGTCCGCGGCATTTGTTTGCTGCCGATCTGTTGAACTCACTAATGGTCCTCATGGATAACGCAGCAAAAGAAGGGCTGGATCGCTTTGACGATGAGGGGCCAATTTATGATTGGGCTTTCTGGAGTCGGGAGTGCTCTAAGGCGCTTGGGGTTAAAGATGGCGTCGATGCTATGAGAAAAATCGCTTGACAGCTTAAAAAGACCCGTCTAATTTTCAACTCACCCAAACGGGCAATTAACTTTAACATTAAGGAAAACATCATGATTAAGAAATTATCTATCATTGCTGGTGCAGCACTGCTGTCTATCAGCCCATTGCAGGCTCGTGAAATTACGGACTACGAGGCCAAGCGTTGCGAACTTATTGGTTTGGTGGCGAAGGCTATTATGACTGGCCGACAAGAGGGTGTAACAGCCCAGACCAACAAGGCTACTATTATGAGGGCAATCAAGTCTGCCCCTCACTGGGAAACCATCGTCGATAACATGATCGACGAGGCCTATGGCCGCCCCGTCTTTAGCACCATCTGGCGTCAGAGCGAGATCACGGTCAAATTTTGGATGGACTGGGAGCAACTTTGCCGCGATGAGCATGGGGCTGGTTTGGAATGGGGTCTTTGAAGGCCCGATAACCGTTAATAAGGATTATATTTATGAACAAAACAATTATCACATTGCTGGCGACAGCGTCATTTGCACTGATCGGCAACACGCCCGGCAACAATGGCGGCGGCAATGGTGGTTGTGGTGTCGGTCAAACGACAAACGGTTGTGGCATATCCATCACAACCCCGTCAACCCCAGCGACAAACAACGTTGGTCCGTTGACCAATACCAATTCAAACAACGTTGGTCCCTTGATCAATGCGTTGGACAATACCAACTCAAGTAAATCAAGCGCATCAAACAATCTTAACAATGCAAACACCAGCGCATCGAATGCCTCAAACAATGTTGGCCCACTAACCAACAGTTCGGATAACACCAATCGCAACACGCTGGATAACAGGGTGAACGCGTCGGCAAATACTGGTCCCATATCCAACAAGAACACCGCGTTCGGTGGCGATGGCGGCGACTCAGTCTCTTATTCGTCATCGAAGGGGGGCAATGCCTATGTTGGGCCTGTCTCTAGCGAAAATACTAACAACGCAACCGGCGGCGTGGCCTCTGCAACTACCGGCCCTGTCACCAGCACCAATGTCAATTCGATTGATGCAAGGGGTGGCACGGCCTCGGCAACCACTGGCCCTGTCAACAGCAACAGTGCGTCAAATTCAAACCAAAGCCAATCAACGGCGAACGCGAACAACTCTTCGGTCAACGTTGAAGGCGATCAGTATCGCGCAGCAGCTTCCACAGCATACGCCCCGCAACTGGTGACTGGCTCTGATACTTGCATGGGCTCATCCAGCGCGGGCGGTCAGGGTATTGGCTTTGGCTTTTCGCTTGGGACGTCGTGGACCGACAAGAACTGCGTCCGCTTGAAGAATAGCCGTCAGTTGCAATCTATGGGCCAGAACGCAGCGGCCATCCAGCTTATGTGCCAAGACCCTGAGGTTCGGACAGCAATGCTGGAAGCAGGAACACCATGTGCCCCTGCGGCACAAGCACGCCGTCGCAAATAAGGAGATATTATGATGATCAAGAAACTAGGTATTATTGCCCTGGCTGCCGCCCTCCTATGGGCAGCACCCGCACAGGCATCAGAGGTAACTGAGGGTGAGACCAACACCTGTAAGTTGGTGGGCCTCACGGCCAAGGCCATCATGACAGCACGGCAGGATGGGGTAGCACCCACTGTGGTATACGAGAAGCTGGCGACGGTGTTTGATGCCAAGATGCCCAGCATGGTTAAGCTGGTTATCATCATGATACGTGAGGCATACAAGGGGCCGGGCTACTTCACAGACGAGATGAAGGAGAAGGTTATCAATGAGTTCCAAGCCAAGCAAGAAGCAGAATGCTTTGAGTATGTGAGCGGGCAATAATATAACAATATCGTGCTAAACTTTGATATTGTTATATGGGTTGATTTGTTTATAAACGTCTCATCAAGATAAGGAGTAGCAACATGATGAACACAGTTAAGGCATTCACACTCGGCATGATGGCGTTGATTATTGCCAGCATGATCATGGTTCAACCTCGCTTCATTGGCTATGATTGCAACGATTCAGGTGTGCCGCAGTTAGCAGAGTATGAGAGCGACTTGACATGGTGCAATCGCGTCGAGCCATTGTACTAATACCAATCACCACTTCCCCTAGACTAGGCCCGCCATTGTGCGGGTCTTTTTTTATGCCCATTGCACATACCTATGTGGGCAAGCTGGTGGCTGCTGCGTATTGATATGTGAGCAGCCCCATAGAGGCGATTTAAGGCCATGCTATGTGCTTTCGCTGTCCGGATGCGTGATGCCCAGTCTCTGCGCTGTATGGGCCGTCCACGGGCCTCTATGGTCCTGTCTGAGAAGCGGGTCCTCCCAGAGGGTTTGGCAGGGCGGGTAATAGCGAC